GGCGGTCGGATCGTTGCCGAACACAGGAGCATTGGTGTAAGTGCCGGGCTTATAGCCAGAGCCGGCGTCGTCGATCTTCAGCTGAGAAAGGCCGCCGGTGGTTTCGGTGTACTTACCGAAGATGGCGCGGCCTCGGGACATCAGATCGAAGCTGACCTCCAGAAGACCTTCGGCCTGCTCATTTTCGCTGTAGTTCATGATTACAGCGTTGAAGCCGGTGAAGTCGTAGACGGTACGACCTAGCTCGTCATTGCCCAGTGACTTGAGGAACTCGAAGTAGACCTCGAAATTTTTGTCGTAGCGGGCGCGTTGGATCAGGCTGAAGCCGGGGCTGTAGTCCGGTGCAAACTTCGGAGGATTGTCGGGAATAATCTTCTTGAGGAAGTAGCCAGTGCAGGAGGCCTGCACGGCTGATCCTGTGATCACCGAGTCACCCCAGCCGTCATCACCAAGCAGACGGAAATCCTGGTTGGTGTCGTTGATCTGGAAGTTGCATCCGGTCAGACCCTCGAACTGCACGTAGGAGTCGCCGGGATCCAGAGCGGGTGGCACTACGAAGTTGCTTTCCGGATTACGGAGTGCAAAGTATCGGCGAGGGGCTGTGAGACCTACGCCACGCACAACCGTGGTGTTGGCCTTAATGAATGAAAGTGCAATGGCGTAGTTGGCCATGATTCAACGGAGTGCGGGTAAAAGGTTGTGGATCGGGACCGTGATGATCAGGTTTTCGTAGGTGGCAGAGGTTCGTGATTGATACTCCTGTCGGCCCGCGGAATAAAGCCTGCCCATCTGGAACGCAATGTCTTTCAAAGTGTTTGGAAAGACAGTGTTTTCCTGTAAGCCGTAGTTCGTGAAACGAACACGCCAAGTCTGCACTTGGATTACGCCATTCAGCGTCTGAGGGATTGGGGCCACGCTCGGGACGTCTTGGATGACGCACTCGATTCCTTCGACTGTCCAGTCTGAGGGAACTTGTTTAGCTCCTGATACAAAGACAGCTGGAATCTTGGACCCATTGGGCAGAGTGTATGTACCCACCCATTCTGCTGCTGGTTTGTATTCACCTGTATTCGGATCTCGGATCTTTAAGATCAGAGCTTCGATGGGATCTCGTAGAAGCGTTGCGGTAGGAAAATCTGACATTATTATTATTTGCCTCGCCTTTTAAGTTCGTCTTCTAAGAGTTGACCGAAAACCTCATTAGCCTCTTCTAATGGTTTTATAGTCCATGGTCTGCCAGGAAATTCTCGGTTCGTGCGGCGACTGACCCCGCCGTTGTGGACTTCGGAGGCGTACTCCACCGGCCAGCTAAAACGAGTTCCCGCGCTGGTTTCCTCCCGAGTTTGGGATGCGCGCAGCCTGCCGGTGTCGACAATGTCCCGTAGCTCCGGTTCGACAGGCCATTCCCATTTCACCGCTGAAATCTCTTCCGTAAAGCGCTTGTCTAGGTAATTCATCAAGCGCTGTTTGGCTGCTGCGATCGCCGCGTCAACTTCCTTTCTCGGGCTGGGCGTGGCCATTATTTGGGCCCTCCCACCAGGTGGAACAGGCCGGTCAGCTGCTGACGCAGCATGGGTTGGAGGAAGTTTGGAGTGTTAAGGGGCACGCGAAACTCAAAGCGACCTTTTGCGTTGTTCACAATCGCCTTGGCTTGCGCTCCGTTCTGAATCCGCTGGTCCAACGTGGCTGGATTAAGCAGACGACCGTTCACCTTGTAGGTCGTCACGTCGACGCCAGGTTTCTCTCCGTAATCCGGTTGCTGGATATTGAGGTACGCGCGGTAGGTCAGTTCTTCCAAGATCGGTTCGTAGTTTCCGGTCTCGGGGTCGATGTGGCCTTCCCCTGTTTCCACCGAGAAAGTCAGAAGCGTGTTATTCCAGGGTGATAGGTCAGTACCCCCATCCAGTTCGATGTAGCGACCTTCGATATCGCTGAGTGGGGTGAGGGCGACGCTGTGGAAGTCGTAGAGGTTGGTTTCGCCCTGCCAAATCTTGTGACCCGAGGCGGTTTCTTCGTCCTCGGGAGGCCAGGTGCAGATGCTGCGGTTGATGACGGCCCACTCAGCATCGCTGTATTCGTAGTCCTCGTCGGTGCGGTGGCTGCGGTCACATGCAGCAATGACCTCGGCATAGTTGATGCCGAGACCTCCGTTGATCTCTTCGCGCGGGAGGAGATTGAAGTTGTCGTAGGCGCCCGTGCCCGAGCTCGGGTCGAGGTAGAGCGGACCGTAGGCGCAGAGGCTGTGTTTGGTTTGGTCCCACTTAATATCTTCGGCACCGTAGTCACCCGTCAGTTCCCCGATGCACCAGGCTTCGGCGCTTGTGTAGTCAGTGGTGGGGGTGGGCACGGGTCACCTCAATATGTGAATCCGGCGATAGGCAGGGAGTCCACAAGACGCTGACGCGCTTGGCCGTACAGCGTGCTGTTTAGACCGGTCCCGATGTTGGGGCCTGGGGGTGCTCCAATCATGGAGCCGATGGCTTGGGTGCGGGCAGCTAGGAGATGCGCCGCTAAGTAGAAGTAGCCGTCACGTCGCCAGTCGCCCCAGATCTGGGCAGGGGTTTGGCGGTCAGCCTCCGTGAGGGCGTAATAAATGGTGTTGGGGCTTTCCGTTGCGAACTCGGGAAAGCGCGCCAGGAATTCCTCGATTGGAATGGGGCGTGGGACCTCAAAAGCCTCGTATGCGCTGTTACCTGCTTGGAAGCTCATGAGGTGCTACTCCACGGATTAGTCGTTGCCTTGGAGGAGTTCGTTGCGGCGACGCACGCACGCATTGCGCACTCTTACGCGCTGGCCAGAGCTGCGCCATTTCTCGAGCTGTTCAGGCTCGTGGCAATCACTGATCAACTGGAGTGATGCCTCCAGTGAAAGGTTCTCCAAGGTTTCGATGGTGCTCATCGGCGTGATGACCTCCTCTTTCCCCCGATCGCTGAGGTCTTCACGCAGCGCTCCTGTACTGAACAGCTGTTTAATGTGATCCATCCCTTTGGCTTGTTGCCAGTAGGTGTCATTAATATCGCGGTTGATGCCCGCTTTCAGCTGAATACGCTCAGGCTCTCCGTAGACGTTTGTGTTCTCGCCGATAAACGAGATACTCAACAACACAGCGTTGTCAAGGTTGTCCGTGGATAGCTCGGGGTGGAAGATTACGGTTGCCATCAGGGAGCGTCAATGTAAGAAGCGCTCTTCGGATAGTACATAGCTACACCGCCGATGCGGGCGTGTGCGGCAATGGTGTACTCAAGCGATTCCCGAATAGGAGCCAGGAATTCCAGTGGCTGAGGAATGTGCAGTTGCACTTTGTCGGGATTACGGGTGTAGGTAATCATCCGATCCTTGGCCAGAAGACCACCGGATTTCGAGGCGTCAAGCTGGTTGATCGGCTCGATTGCAGTGATGTTGGCGTTCGTGCGCAGGAAGAATTCCGCCACAGTGGTGTCCGACACATCGGTACGAGGCGTCGTGGTGATGATCTTGTATGCCGTGTAGGGCAGCAAGATAGTGTCGGGAGTCTCCACCATGTTCGAGTTGTTGACGATGTTCGTCGCGCCCTCGTTCAGGATTTGAAGCATCTCATCCGGAGTGGCGGTGGTGAACCACTTCGAAGCCACGCTCCGATCAACAAAGCTGTTGTTGAAGAAGCCGGGCATGCCGGTTGCGCTGTCGCCGAAGAAAGCGATCTCCTGCACCTTCTCTTCGTAGGCGCGGCGCACTGCGTTTGCACGACGCTGCTCCAGGCCCATGCCGGGAACCATCATCGCAGCGCGGGTCTCTTGCACCGTGTAGGCGAAAGAGGCACCGAGAGAACGCACAGGGTGGGTAATCTCTTTGCGCAGGATGTCGGCGCGAGGCAGGTCCGTGGCACGGTCCTGAATCACCTTCATCGAACCCACCTTGTCGAACACGCGGTAGGTGTAGCTGTCAGCGCCAGTTCCTACCTCGGTGGAGATGGGGAGCACCTGCGCATATTTGATTTGCGCAAGCTCTACCTCAAATACACGAGGGAGGATGGTTTCAAGTTCACGACCGAGGAAAATCCCGGCATCGTCAAGACGAATGTCGTTAGCCATTGCTTAAGTACCTCAGTCGGCTTCGATGATGATGGGTGTGGTGGGCAGGTTCAGCTGCAGACGAGCGAGACCGTTGGCGTCGCTGCCGGAGACCCAAGCCGCACCGCTAGTGATCAGTGCGGTTTTGCCGGGAACTGCCGTGGTCGTGAAACGACCAAGGAATGCACCGGGGACGCTTGCGCTGTTGTCGACAAGGTAAAACCGCACAGGGCTACCAGGAACTGCAGGGTTCGCGATTGCATCCACAACACGCGTAATTACGGTGCCGTGGGTGATGTAGTTTGCCGCTTGCTCGCTCGGGCAGCCCGCCCGGCCGTCGCTCAAAATGTGCGGGTTGGGGTAGAAACCAGCGCGCGCATCGTACGCCGATTGGTCCGAGTTCTCGTAGGTGTTCGAGCCGATCAGCAGACCCAGGACCGAATCTGCGGCCGAGGTCACAGGACGGACGCCGACAGTCTCGTTGCCAGGAGCGCTGGTGTTGTAAGCCACCATGGTTCCCCAGGCAATGGGGGTAGTAGTGGTATTGACGCAGCTCGAAGCGTTAGGGAGAGAGTTGTCCGCAAGGGTACCCTCAATACCCATCACCATCCGCAGGGGATAGCTCAGCTGCACACCCGAGTTGGGAGTGTCGCTTGCGCCGACTTTGAATTCAATAGTCATGATCTGTTAGCTCACTTGTGGGCGGACAGGGGCTGCTTCCAGCCCTCTTGGAGCTGAAGCCGGTACTTGGAGTTCGGGCTTTCGTCGAGTCGTTGGACTTTGCCCAGTGCATTCCGTAGCGCAGTCGTGCTGTCGCCACGGGCTTCACTCGAAGCCGAGTCCATCTTTTCCTCCTCCTCTTCGCCCTCTTCTTCAGTCCCGCTCTCGGTGGGATCGGAGACTTCCTTTTCTTCGCCTGCAGAATCGGCGCGGGCAGTCAGGATGCCATCGACAACGCCAGTCACGTACATGGCCTCGGCGTCTGCCTTCGGCTCCATGCCGGTCAGGTTTTTGTAGGCCTCCCGATACAGAGTCGCGGTGTCGATTCCGTCGAACTTGTAGTCCCCAGGGAAAGCGGGAGACAGGTGGGTCAGGGTGTTAAGACGCTCCAGAACCAGGGCGTCGAGGCGCTCTTGGCTGAGGGATGCTGCGTCCAGTGCGTCAGCACGGCTTTCGGCCGCTTCTTTTGCCTCTTTGAGGGTGCTGATTTCAGCCTGGAATGACTCAGCTTGCTTCTGAAGGTCTGCGATTTCGCTTTTCAGCGAATCCTCCCGGCGTTCCATGTCCCTAAAACAGGACTGGATCGCCTTTGCCTCAGGAGCAGGCAGATCAATCTCCAGGCCGTCGAATTTGACGGTTGCCATAGTGGAAGATCCGGTGATTGAAGGGACTGACTGGAACGCCGTTTCCTCACTCGGGGGAAGCGTGGCTACCGCGTCGGCGGCATCCATGCGATCCATGAGGAGTCGCACCTCAGGGCCAGCCCGCCCTCGAGGTACAACGGCAATGTGGTTGACGCGAATGTTGCGCTGGATTCCCTCGTAGTCCTCACCGTCAGGTGTGGTGCCGGGGGTCGGGTCGTAATCGACCTTGTAGCCAGCTGACACTTCCGTAGCGTCGCGCCGCTTGATTTGGTCAATAGCGTCTTTCTCAGTGATGGTGAGCGCTACTTCAACGAAGCCGTTGTTGTAGCGAACCTGACTGCCGCTATAGCCGATCTGAAACTTTTTGGTGTTTTCAGAATCGAGTAGTTCAGGCGGATGGGTCCACGTCACGGGTTTCATCCCAAACGTGGATAAAGACTCGGGACTGCCGACTTCCTCAGGGGGTCGGTACTCACGAATCTGGGATCCATCCGAGCGGCTGTAGAGCTGGGTTCCAGCTCGGGCCGCACGGCACCACACACGAAGGAAGCCTTCGTCGGTTTCTTCTTGCCCCGTAATTGGGGCGAAGTCATACCGGTGGACGGAGTGATCCATGCCTTGCATATTACGGGCGAAAATTCTCTGCGTTTAAAGCTAGGTAGGATTTATGCGTAGACGAAATACCAATGGCGGTCCATACGCAGTTGATGGTGTGTTCTCGTATCCGGGAACTGCGCAAGAAGAAAAAGTGGGCTCAAGACGTTGTGGCCGTAGCTATTGGTCTTAGTCAGCCGGCGTATAGTCGACTAGAGAATGGTGAGGTGGAGCTGACGCTTGCAAAGTTACAGAGTATTGCTGTCTGTTATGGGATAACGGTGTCGGAATTGCTTAAAGACTTGTAGCGTAAGTTATTTGGTTATGACAAGCTCGCGGGTTTTTCGTTCGATGGGAAGCAGTTGGCCTCTTGTGGTGTCTGCTGCGGGGTTGTAGCTGATACCGGCGCAGAGACTGGGTTTACCTGGCTCGGGGCTGGCGAGGGAGATGCCGGCTCGGAGTAGTTCGGCGCATTTCAAGGCGCGGACAATCGTGAGGTCGAACTGTTCTTTGGCGACACGGGCTTTGGCGAGAGCCATACAGCTTTCAACGCCACGGCTATCGAGAGGAAGTGCGAGTGAGATCATGCCCCCGAGACCGGATGTGCCGTATCCGTAGGACGGACTTGTGGTTAGGTAGTAGGGGCTGAAGTAAAGGGTGCTGTTCTGGCAGGCGTAGCCGGGACCGTACTGCTGTGTGAGAACAGGAAGTTGATTGACTTGGGTGGCGCTGTTGACGACGCTGCCGGTGGCCTGGCCTGCGTTGGTTGTGGAAATGTTGTTTACGAGGGGCGGAGAGGTTTGAGCTAAGACCGGTTGGGCGAATCCTAAAAGTAGTAGAAGCGGCAACCGGTAATAAGTCATTATAGTCCTGAGCGAGTAAATACTGAAAGCTGATTGGTTGTTGTAGTTGTGTCAGTTGTTGATTGGATTACTTCTATAGAAGTAAGGCCAGCGGGTCTATAGGTCTCGGAGAATTGGAATGAGGCGCCTTGTTCCTTAATAGTGTATGGCTGTCCGGGTTGAATAGTACCGCTGGATTGGATATTTGTGCCGGTTACCGTGTGTTGGGATCCATCAAAAACCTGTTTGGTGGACGTTGTTTGGGTTGTGCTGTTCGATACTGTTGTGCTGGTTGTGGTGCCGGCAGAAATTGCGCCGGTGCCGTAGTTGTTGATGTGTTGGGCGTGCGTAGAAAAAGGGGCCATCACGGCCCCCAGGACTACTGCACAGGCAGTAGGTAGCTTCATCAGAAGGCGCTCAGCTGATTGATGCGCGTAATCTCGGCTTGGGTACCGGCGCCACCGGCAGTGATGGTTGCTGCGCCGGTGCTCAGGTTGGTGGCGGCAAGCGTGCCGGTAACCCCACCATTGGTGGTGGTTTGAACATCGGCGGCACCGAGTGCGCTCAGCACACCGGCGGTTACGGTTGGGGTCATCGAAGCAGCACTAGAACCGCTGAACACAGAAGTGCTGTAGAGGTAGGCGCCACCGGGGACGGTTACCGAGACAGCACTATCAGCCGTGACGGCAGCAGCAGTACCTGCGGTACCTCCACCAACAGAACCGATGGTAACAGTGATGTTTTCCCCAGAGCTGGAGAACGTCGAACCGAGACGCTCGTTTTTGACGCCCGCGCCGTCCACCGAGAGTTTGGTGGAAACGGATTGAGTCGACAGAATGTCGCCACGAGCAGAGCCGGCGCTAAGCAGAGCAGCTGCTGCACCAAGTGCAAAAAGGGTTTTCATTGAATAATCTAATGAAAGTCAGATGTAGCCCTCTGAAGCCTAGTAATAAAGCTATTGCATTATATGCAAAAAGGAAATAACTACAATTTAAACTGGTAATTATGTCTTGTAAGCCTTGTTGGTTTTATTTGGTTTTACAGCCGCCGCATTCGCAACTGCCGCTGCCGTCGGAAACTGTGCGAGGGCCGTTGAGAACGATGCCGGTGTTGGTGGCGACGCGGGCCGCGCTCGGGGACATGCGCTGGTAGCCCATGATCTTGACCTGTTGGTCAGGGTTGGAATTGATAAGCCAGCTCATTAGGGCGCGCTGTTGGACGTGGACTTCGTTCTCGGGGATTTGGCCGATGGTTTGGGGAGCTTCTTTCAGTGCGGTTTTGCTCCAGTCCGTGGGGCCGGTGTTCAGGCTGCCGGGGGCGTAGCCGGGATCGAAGGTGTTGTAGGGCGAGAGGTTTTGGGGGGTTAGGGCGCCGATCTGTTGGACGGGGGAGTTCATGGGTTCATCCGGGTGAGGTGCTTCCGTTTAACCGAGCTCAAGGTGGAGAAGCACGTACGTACCTCCAGCTTTAATTGCCGGGTCATCATGGACAGGAAGCTGGTCACTGCTCACTACACTGAACCGATATTTACGGGATTTTGTCATCGTCCCGGTCCGTGCGACGTCGTAAATCAGTGGCTTGTCAAGGCCTTTTGTAGCGCTGACGGGGGCCCCTGCTCGGGGCGTCACATCAAGTTTCCACTGATCAGCCTGAGGCGTGACCCTCAACCTGACTTGGTTGTAAGCGAAATCCTTGGATAGGCTTTCACTTTTGAGCAGGGTACTGATCTGCGCGTGCGCAGCACTTATGGGCGCTGCATAGTTGTAGATCCACTGACCGTCTGCTGTTGTAGGTTGGAAGCCTAATGAATCTGACCAGTCAGACTTTGCTGAATCAAAACAGTCAAGCTGTCCGATCTGGAAGTCTTTGGCAAATGAGTAGGTCAGGAATACTCCGGTGATCATGGTCGGGCCTTGCGTGTAGGTGAAGTAGATATTTAGAGATCTACCCAGCGGGATTAGCAGAGTTAGTTGTATATACCCCGGTATAACCGGGGCTTTGCAGTGTAAAAATGGTTTAACCGTTACGTTCTTTCCAGTAAGATGGGATGAGTCGCGGGTCTACATTCATGAACAGAAGAAATACTACCGGACAGTCATGCCCATCAGCATCTGTAAAGACCTGTGAACTCATAATACGGTTATAGTATAGAATACAGTTGCAAGTATACGATACGTCTTGCAACACGCCGGACTTGTCTACTTGAGTCGAACAGTCAAGCTGAAATGGAACATACGTACCCGTCTCTGTGCGACCGTAGTTGATATAGCGTTCTGTGCCGCCAATATTCTCAAAATTATCGTAGATGGAGATGCTTCTTTTAAAAAACCATCGGTCAAATATTTTTGCTGAAATATAATGGTCATCGCTAATATCGGCCAAAGTATCAAAGCGGCGTACTCGAAGCTTAGCGATGATATCATGAGCATTCGCACCATCTAGGTTCTCATATGAACCGACCAGGAATTTTGACTTATTTTGCTTAATCCAGTCTTCGCTGAAAATTTTTGCGTTAATGCTCATCCCAGAGGGTACCCGCTTTTCCGGAAGCACTTCCGTACTCGGGGGCCAGGACATGGCATGCGTGTGATAAGAAGCTCTGGCACCAAACTCGTATGTATCAAGAGGTTCAGGTAGCTTTAGATCTTCAAGTGGGTTTTTTGCAATAGGCTTACCTCTTGAGTCTACTGGTACATCAGAATAGTCGCACCATTGAGTAAGAATTGTGCATCCAAGACCGGACATCGTGCTAAGTAGTGAGGGTTTGTTTTGTGGGCAAATGTAGCTTATTTATTAAATTAGGTACACCATGCCTCCGCAGAAATAAAGGAGCGCGCGACAATAATCGAAAAAGTGCTAGAGCTGTTTTGGCTGCAGTACAGGAAAGTGAACTGCATTGTCGGTAGAAGCTGTGTCGTTGAGTCCTTAGTTTGTCCTACAAAAGTAAAGGTCTTTACGTTTGGAATAGCCCTAACACCAGTAGTGGACTTTTGGTCCGTTACAGCGTTTGCTTTACTAGTACGCCAGATCGCGTACTCTTTGCTAGTCTCGCCTGAGTTGTATAGGGTGCTTGGTGATTTAGGTGTAATTTTAAAGGAGTTAGTGCCTACGATTGCTTTATCGTAATAGGTGTCAAAGCTAAATGTAGTCTCTTTATCGTCATTCTCACTAAGTTTAAGTTTAATGTTTAGTGAGAGCTTTTGCTTGGGTTTTGCTTGGATATTGGTTTGACCTTTAACAAAGAAGTAAGCCTTATCGCCATAGTTAGCTGATGCTGAGCTCTCAAGAACTGCAGGGTCGCCTGTAATGCAGATGGTTGCCATGTGTCTGAGTAGCAGGGAATTGAGCCGCCCTGAGCGGCAGCTACCTTCATTATGCGTCAGGTTTTTGGACGCGGTATGTGCATAATGCGTGTAGTTTGACTGCCTCTTCCATGACCACGCTTTATGTCGCTCGTTTTCGGGGAATGTCCGATTCCTATAACGGGCTTCTTCCTCCCGAAGTTATTTCTATTCTAATTACGGTAGATACTATACTGGACAGAGTTCTTGCAGTTTTTGACCCTATTCTCAACAATGTTTTTCTAAGGGCATTTTTACCTGAGACTATTCTTGCGCCTTATAAGGCTCTAAAGACTGCTAGCTTAGCCCTTAAGTCAATTATCAATGGGCGACTACCTTTTGCTGAAGTTATAGATACTCTAATTATGATTAGAGATGTAGCTAGCTCCTTGCTTGACGCTATCGATGCGGTCGGTATCCTGTTTGGTGGACTTTCAGCTATTAGGAGCGTTACCAGTCCTCTTAGAGACGTTGTTGGCTACATTGATCAAGCTATCAAGCTAATTTCTGATGATGCAGAAGAGTCTGCTGATCCAGAAATCTCAGAAGCTCCGGAGCAGACAGAAGCTTAGCGTCATCTATTAGTAGTCTGTCCACGCTCAGGCCAAAAAAAAGCGCCCTACCGGTAATGCACTGGTCGGGCGCTTATTATTTTGGTTTAAAGTACACCCTAAGCAAACAGAACGAACTCAAGCTCGGGGGAAGGCGCGCTAACAAGCTGAGAGAATGAGACGCTTAGGCGACGCCTAGGGCTTGTAGCTGTGAAGCCGTCCAACGGGTCCAGCACAATCATTTGGGGTGCACCTGAACTGGGAATAGTAAGCGTACCGTCGTGTTTAAGTCGAGCTACGTGATCTACTCCCGTATGCCAAATCTTCAGTTTTGCTTCTCGCTTATTGAGTCTTAAGACTCTAATTACTGTATTCGGGGAACCTACCTCGGGTGGAATACGGGATGCGAAGCTAATCTCGAAACCGCCTGACGTACTTTGTGCATCCGGAAATGTACCTTCATTAATTACTTGTCCCCATTTAATCTCACCAAATGTTCTTGTTCCGTTAAGTACTACATTCATGTTTCCAGTAATCTGGGCCCCACCGGGTGGGGTTACATGCATGTAATTCTCAGTGGGATCTAGTGGGACAGTGGACCTGCTGTAAAGCGCGGCTTTGACGATGACGCTAGACATAACTACTGGGTTTCAATTAGTAGGACACTCCCAACCTAACGCTGGTCACAAGACGAGCAGGTTTTCTTAGCTCTAACCTAATACATGAGATGGTTGCATGCAATACCTATCCTTCTATGATTTGCTGATGAAATACAATCGCAGTATTTATAGGTACAGTCTGATACGTAATAGGTTCAAGTCCCATTCTAAACCTATATAGCAATTGTTTGTTATCTACACGTGTTTCATGCTCTAGCCAGCTTGCTGTTATATCTGATGTAGTGCGGGGTATATGTGAGTACCAATCACTCGAGCCATATGGATTACGGTACACTCTCAACACTGCTGACTGATTAAAATAAGGCGTTTGACCGACCTTAAAGGCAAGTTCTATCTGTAAGGGATTGCTACCTGGCACACGAGCCGTAAACCGCATTAAAGGGGCGTGTGCCCAATCGCTGGCCTCTGCGGCTGTACTTAATGTCCCACAAGCCTCATAAGGCGTTGTATTGTAGTCGTTTACATTTAATGTAGCGCTCCAGACAGACGATGTTGGCGTGAATATTGAATATTTGCACTGTACATCTCTAAGAATATGACGCTGAGTCTGATTGTAAAACTTGGCAAATACTCTGTAAGCTGTCATTGACTACCATCCATACAGCAACTGACCGCAGCTTAACGCTCATGTATGCTTCCGCAATTGCAGTGCATATTACGGAGACTGTCTCGGGTTTAAGAAACCGTATGATAAACAGTATTGTTAGACTACTAACTAGAAAGTGTTGTCTAACTCATTTGGCAACCATGCTAGTCACCCGTATTCTGCCTAAGCGATTTTTCCGCAATCCCATGACCATCGATCCCACAACCAATCGTATCGCACGCATTATTATTCAAGCAGCTAAAGATATTCTTAAAGCGCTTGATGTGGATGTACTGCAAGACAAGCGTCTCGTGGTTGTCTTCTTTATTCTGGATCAGATCTTTCCCCCGGCGCTTAAAGCAAGCGGCAATCCTATGGCCGCTGCTGCACCCGCCCCTCAAACAGACGCCCTGTCTGAGAGTGAGCAGGCACAGGTCTCGAAGCTGCTTGAAGCAATTTCCTGACCACAAGCTAATACACAGTGCGCAGCGCGGCTTCGGTCGCGCTTTTTTTTGTGGCTATTCATGAATAACCTAATGTTAGAAGCATACCAGGTGCTACTGGTTGAAAGACTATGGAGAGCATTGCTTCTTTGAATACGTGTCCTCCGTTAAATGCTCCGCCCCACCTAAATGCAATAGAGTTACCGAACACTCCGCCAAGCTCCTGTGTCTGATGGCCGAGAGCAACTGTAAACCTATTTGGCGTATGTCTGTCTATCTTTAATGTCTGTGTGACTAACACATCGTCAAGTAGATGAGAAGAGCGTGTTGCTATAGTAGCTTCAAGTAAGGTTCCGACGGCATTTTGATTATTAAATTCAGGTGACGCTGAGTGGGTAAATGGATTCAGAAATGTATTAGTGTTTCTAGGAAAGCCAGCTACTACAGGCGTGGTAATATTTACCTGATTACCTCTCGCAGGATTAAAGTCTGCGAGTACAGCATTAACAGATAACTGCCAAGCAAAATTAAAAGCCATGGCGCTTAATGGGCCCCAGTGGATAGGTCACTTCACCCTAACTATCTTTCTGAAGGGTGGGGCAGGTATAGGCCCGGGAGAAAAAACGACCCGAGGGGGCGCCCGCTTTTTTTTGCCCTTTTTGCAGCGGTAGCATGAGGATTGGATCTAGCCGTACTACGCGTTAGATGCACGCTACCACTTAATTTACAAACTTGCTTCCGAATGACTACCCAAACACTTCAGTTTAGTGTAAATGAGATCTTCTCTCAGGTTTCTAACGCCCCTGCCAGCCTAACGGTACTCCCTGCAAAAGCCCGTGATGCCCTTAACATTACTACTGTAGAGCCGCGCACACTTACTAAGATGGATATTACACCTGCACAGGCAGGTCACAGAGACTTTATTTTCGAACTTAACGCAGGTCCGAATAATGTTGCTGTGCAACATGCTTTTAGATTTAAGATCGTAAATACCCAACCACGGCTTTACTTTCGGGGTACTGAATACAACCTTAGCGGGGGTACTAACAATATTCCACTGATACACCCTAGTGCTGATTTTACTCCAGGTAGTTCGCGTATTAGTGTGAATCTCCAGTGCCGCTACGCTGGGGACATCCTTTCCATTCAAGCACAATTTAAATAATAAAAAAAAGAGGGCGTAAGCCCTCTTTGCTAAACGGTTTTGATGTGGTCACTCTGGTGGGAGGTACTCAAGCCGAATATCCATACCTGCAATACCCCAAGATGTCATTCGCATGCGACGCTGCTTAAACGTATGCCCCCCAATGGAAATTCCACCCCAAACAATGTTCGCAGTTTCAAAGTCCCTGAACGTACCATAATCCTTAGTGCCGAACTTTACTTCAAATTCGGCAATGTTGCTTCGAGTTACCGTAAGTTTTTGGGCAATTAGAAGGTCACCTGGACGCGCAGACTGCGTCGTAATCATTGCTTCTAAAATAACTCCTAGATGATTAGGGTTGTTGAATTCCGGCTCAGCATTGTGTACATAAGCCTGCTGAGGCGCAACAAAAGAGCTAATTAAACGCCGAGCGGGTTGTATATTAACCGGGCGTTTAAACAAAATAGTGTTTTTGTCACCGCCAAGCTGACCGTCAAAGTCGGCTAGCTTAAAATCGGGATAGTCATTGGACACAGACCATGAAAACTGAACAGGCATAGGAGGAAAGGCGTACGCACCAAGAATATCGCTCCAGTGGGATCATTGTTGACCGTCTTTAAAGCACGTACCCACGAAGCTTTTCTTCTGTTTAATGCTATCCAATAGAGAGAGTGTTTACTACACTGGGGGGTTGTCCGCTTGTTTTCATAAGGTGATTGATCACTGCATCGTGATTTCCATCCCTAATAACAACACTCACGGTGCCTTCCATAGGAACTACTTTCTTGGGCTTATTGTTGCAGACAAACATACTATACCATTTTTTGGTATTAGCATCATAGAGTGTACGCATTGCTACGTTTGTGTGGGGTAGCTTGGGATCAAATAAGCAGACCTCTATAGAATGCTGTATTTTATCTACAGAAAATGCAAGTTGATTTGCTGCGTTAAACTTTGATTTTAGATGTTGGACCCCGGCAGCATCACGGCCCAATTCTTCACTGTCGATTATTTTCTTTACTATCTTGCTCTCCTGGTCTACTTCGAAAACGTTCAAATAAAAGCTCGTGTATTTCCAAATATTGGGGTCTACTTCAAGGGTGTAATTGAAAAGAGTCATGATTACAAATCATCTACACATCACTCTATGGCGAGCTGCCTTGCATGCGATACGCTATTCACATATTAATGTTTAGTTCCCGACGATTTCACTCTAGAGACTGACTTTTTTGAGGGCAGTTAGAAGCTCCTTACGGTGCCGCTCTCGGGAGGCCGCGTACGTCGGAGTGAGATCAACATCTGATTAACTCAGGAAGAATTGATCAGCCTGAGGATCTACACAGTTGTAGGCTAGTTTAAGCAGCGGCTCATCGCCGGCTGGCTGGTGAGCGCTCAGGATGTATTGCCTACTACGCCCCTCGGCAAAAGGGTTGGTGTGCTGATACAAGGTTACACTACCAAATTCTACATTTAGGGGTAGCGAACTTTTAATTGGTGCCTTATTTCCTCTTTTTGTTTCTATATGTACATTCTTGGCGTCCGCGCTTACAAAAGTCAATACAAAAACTTGGGTTTTGTCTGCCGCTTCATTGTGTTTTTGAGTTTTAAGCGTCAGGGATACACCTTGGTTCATGCTTTGGGTGAATGCATGATATTGCTTTAGATCATAAGGATGATCAGTTAATTTCCAATCCGAGAAGCGGACGGTAGATGATACGTCATTAATAAAGGCGGTTGGCTGGCCGTAAAAATGAAGCTGCATAACAGTACACCTAAAGCGAACTAGCTCAACGGTAACGCTACTTTCTGAGGGCGACGCGGACCTCTTCTCGGTGCCGTTCTCGGGAGGCCGCGTACTCCGGGCTAATGGCTGCGGTGTCTTCATCCCATGGGGCGAGACAGCACCGGCATTGGGGATGCAGAGGAACACTTACTTTGCCGCGCGTGTAGATGTCCCCAGCTCGGGGGGCGCAGGTGGGGCAGGCGCGGTCGTCGGCGGTGGCGTACCACATCACTTCGGTGATGCCGTTCTGCATGTAGTACGTGTTGGAGGCGTCGTTGTAGGCGCGGAGGGACTCGGTGCGGACAATCGTCGCCGCCCGTGTTTTAACAACGCCCAGTCGTTTTTGCATTTCGCTGATCATCAGATCGAAAGGCCGACCCTCTAGGACACCCTGCGCAATTAATTCGGCGGAATCAAAGGCAAACTGGTTGCCCCATTTCTGCATGTAACCCCGAGCTCGGGTGGCGGCGGCGGTGGTGGCTTCGATTGGGATGGAGACGTCGAGGCGGGCGGGGCCTTGACCTCCGTCCATCAGGTCGGTGAGGGCTTCGGCTGAGGTGAGGCCGAGGCGGCTCGAGGTGCTGATGAGGTTGCGGAAAATGCGGTCGTAGGCGTCGACGCGGTCCGGCCTGGCGGCGGGAATCAGTTGACGCAGCTCTTGGAGGAGCTGGAGGTTTCGGGTCGCTCGGTTGCTGTCCCCTGCTCGGAGGTGGATGCGGACGCGACGGATCAGGCGGTTGAAGGAAGCGGTGAGGACGCGATCCAGCATGCGAATGATCACGTCCTCTTGACCGCGAAGGGCGTCGTTATAGCGCTCTAGAAGGTCCAAGCCTTTAGAGCCTAGTAGTCAAGGCGAACATACAGCATCCTTAGATGGTCATTGTACCTAAACTCAAGTTCATAAGCCTTTGTGCTGTTTTCATCTTTTTGCATATGTGTGTACATAGGCACTGCGTGGCCAATAATCTGGTTGCTACTCAAAGTAATATTTTTATCATCTACTGTCGTTACTAGCTCAGCGGAGTGCTTTGACTCAACCTTATTTAGGGTCATAAGACTTGAGTTGCCACCCATGACGTTTTCAAGAAAAGTCGTATCAAAGTGAATCCACTGATTCACCTTCTCTCCTTCAGATTGTACCCTAGCTACAATGCTTAGGGGTGTAGTCTTAGATGAATTCAGGGGGATAGGGCTGGTCGTAAACTGTTTCTCCTGATACTGACCTTTTGTATCGGCGGGTAGCTGAAATACGCGTTGAGTCTCCGGTTTACCGACAACCATGACACTAACCCTGTTGGTGTCTGCACTTAAGTTTGTAGAGCCGTTCTTTCCCTTTACAGATACGACTAAGCCGAGTGTAGCCATGGGACTTTCATGGAGCGGGTTTTGCTTACTTATGCTATCGCTACTAGTCGTGCGTGTACTTGAGCTCTTCTTCGAGCTTGGCCGGCTCTGTATCCGGTGTGTAATAACGACTTATACAAGAAGAGTATACTCAATGACAATGCTATCAATCTGTTTGAGTGCCCTGACGGACACAGTCTTCCAGCGGGGTTGACACCTAAAGTCAAGGTCGTAAGAGTCCAGTGGAATATCTATGGTCAGCGTATCTTCACTATCTTGTACCTTATTTGTTACATCTTTAATCCAAGGCGCTATTATAATGGGTGCAAAATCCCCTTTTGGACACCTATGTGAAATACTCCAACTATACTGACTAGAATCTGGAGTAGATGATGTGCACTCGACAACAATGGAGATGATCCCGTCAATATGTCTATCCAAACATAATCTTGCAGTCTGCTTTAGTGTTGTATAAGGACTAATTGAAGTAACATTAATAGTGCTAGGCTCAGTGTTAAGATCAATTTCGTCCAGGGAAAGCTCCACAAAATCCTGATCGGTCGGGGTTTTGACCTCCGTCTTTACAGTACTCATATTGTATCCAGCGCCCACTGGTAACGGCTTCTTAGTAATGATCGCAACGCTTTTCAGTGGCAGTGTCATTGACTTAAGATAGAAAATGCTGTGATTGGCTTACTGGAACTGTAAGCGCGTTTTGCTCATGCCCTATCGCACGGCCAACGACGGCACTGCGGCGTATTTCCGACTTCCATAGCTGCCGGTGTGCAGAATCTGCAGTGCCGTGCTCGGGTCAGTAATCGGTGTTCCGGTAATTGCACTCGCTGTTTCAAGCAGGCTGCGCTGGGACACCCGCACCGCTTTGGTTTTACCGCCCATCAACTTGTTGTAGTAAGCCCGGTTCACCCAGCTCGCATGACTGGCGTTCACAATTCGCCGGCCGCCGGACACACTGCGCGCTACTGCAATCGCAGCAGGCTTTGCATAGGACTCGCCCGAACTCGGGGGCAGATCCACGCGGGAGGCGGCGTCTTTGAAGTACTCGTCGTAGAAGTTGAACGCCTCGTTCCACATCCGCTTGGCCACGCTTTCGGGATCCTTGCTCAGCAGCTCGCGGTACAGGCTCTTTGCGTTGGAGGTTGCTGTGGCTTGACGTGTGCTGCTTAATCCACGAAGTTGTTTGGTGACCGTTGCGCTTTGCTCTGACCAGAACTTGTCTTGGTCCGCTCGGCTGCTGATGCGCATGTTGCGCTGGGAAAAGGCGGCGCTCAATGCTTGACGGGCGCTGGTGAGCTCGCGGGTGGCACTGATAATCACTTCGTCTTTGCTGAAGACTGCGCCACGGGTGCGGTTGGTTAGGCGCAGGCTCGAGGCGAGGAAATCGCTGGCGGCACCTTCGGCATACACACTTTTTCCCGCTCGGATCATGCCGATCTGTCCTTTGGAGCGGGCTTTCTGCCAACCCTCAAAACTCAGGTTTTGGTTGCGCGCCAGAGTGTCGATCTCAGAGAAACGTCGATTGCCGAGCGCGGATTGGCGTCGGATTCCGGACAGGATGTTGGACTCTCTCGGGGAGCGGCTGGTTTGAATCGCGCGTTGTTGGATGGTGCGACCGGC